TTAGAATCATTCTCATCTTCATTAGATGCATCTTTCGTAAATGAAACACAATTATCTAACTTATCTTCTTCAGTAAACGGAAACGTAGTAGAATTATTCGCATCTGCTTCAGACCACGAAGATAGAATTGATACTATTGAGGCTTCAATTGGTGGTGCTTCTGGTATCGGTCAAAGAGTTTCTTCATTAGAAGCATTCTCAGGATCACAAGAAACAAAAGATTCAACTTTAGCTTCTTACACTGGTTCAGTTAATGAGCACATCGATGCTATTAACTCATTCTCATCATCTCAATTAGCTAAAGATGCTACATTAGCAACTTATACTGGTTCAGTTGATGCTCACATTTCAGCTGTAAATGCATTCTCTGCATCTCAATTAGCAAAAGATTCAACTTTAGCTTCTTACACTGGTTCAGTTGATGCTCACATTTCAGCAGTTAACGCGTTCTCTGCATCTCAATTATCTAAAGATTCTGCTTTAGCATCTTATACAGGTTCAGTTGATACTTCTATTCAGAATATCAATACTAAGAATGATGATCAAGATAACAGATTAGATTCATTAGAAGGAAGAGCAGATGGAATTGATACTGAGCAAACTAATCAAAATAACAGATTAGATGTAGTAGAAGGAAGAGCTACTGATTTAGAAACATTCCAATCTGATATTGAAACTGCAATCGCGGTTGATGGAGCAAATGTAACAATTAATGGTAACTTTACCGTTACAGGTACTCAAACTATCGTTGATTCTACGACAGTTCAAATTGGTGACAATATCATCGAATTGAATGGTTCTTCAGCAGCAAATGGTGGTTTATTAGTAAAAGATGCTACAAATCCAAATACCGTTTCAGGTTCATTATTGTGGGATTCTACAAATGACTACTGGAAAGCTGGTGCACAAGGTGCAGAATCTAAAGTATTAGTTGCAGGTGGAGACGATGTAGTTTCTGGTTCTGCTCAAATCAACTTAGCAGATGTAACTGGTAACAATACTGACAACGTATCTGAAGGTGAAGGAAATCTTTACTATACTGATGCAAGAGTTAAGACTAAATTAAACGCTGAAGGTGTAATCTCTGGTTCATCTCAAGTAACAATTTCATCTACAACTGGATATACTGCATTTAGTTCTTCATTAGCAACAACTGATGCTGAATTATTCGCATCTGCTTCTGATCATGAAGATAGAATCGATACAATCGAAGCTTCTATCGGTGGTGCTTCTGGTATTGGACAAAGAGTATCTTCTTTAGAAGCATTTAGTGGTTCTCAAGAATCAAAAGATGCTACTTTAGCAACTTACACAGGATCAGTTGATGCTCATATCGATGCAATCAATTCATTCTCTGCATCTCAATTAACAAGAAATTCAACTTTAGCTTCTTATACTTCTTCAGTTGATGCTCATATCTCAGCTGTGAATGCATTCTCTGCATCACAATTAGATAAAGATTCTGCGTTAGCATCTTACACTGCTTCAGTTGATTCTCAATTATCTGATATCGCATCTGCACAAAGTGTACAAGATGGTAGATTATCTGATTTAGAAGCATTCTCATCTTCATTAGATGCAGGATTCGTAACTGAAACAGAATTGAATAACGCAATCAATGGTGTTAATGATACTATTAATGCATTATCTACTGATGATATTGCTGAAGGTTCTAACCTTTACTATACTGATGCAAGAGTAAAAACTAAGTTAAACGCTGAGAATGTAATCTCTGGTTCATCTCAAGTTAACGCAGATTCAATCACAAACTTTGACGCTAACGTTAAAGATAAGATGAATGCTGATAACGTAGTTTCAGGTTCTGCACAAATCAAAGCTTTATTACCAACTGGAACAATTTCTGGTTCATCTCAATTAGATAATACAACTATCGCTAATGCAACTTTAACAGGTGTAACTGCAGATGGAACATTTAATGGAACATTCGTAGGTGATGGTTCAGGTTTAACTGGATTAGTAACTGAATTAGGTTTAGCAGGTGATACCGGAACAGGCAACGTTGATTTATTAACTCAAACATTATCAGTTGAAGGTGGTGAAGGTATTGATGTATCAGTTTCTGGTACTACTATCACAATCGCAGCTGAAGATGCTTCTTCATCTAACAAAGGTGTTGCATCATTCGTAGCAGATGATTTCTCTGTAACAAGTGGTGTAGTTTCTATTAAAGATGGTGGTGTTAGAGCTATGAACTTAAACGCTGATGTTGTTGGTGAAGGTCTTTCATTAGACGGAACTGATAATTCAATCAACGTTGATTATGGTTCTTCAGCAGGAACTGCAGTTGAAGGTAATACTTCATTAGAAGTTCAAGGAACAGCAGGTGAAATCGAAATCTCAGGTGGTTCAATCACTTTAGGTGCAGGTGGAACTATTACTATCGGATTACCGGATGATGTAACAATTTCAAACTCATTGACAGTTAATGGTGATGTTACTTTAGGTGGTTCTTCAACTGATTCAGTAACTATCGCTGGTAACTTATTCGTACAAGGAACAACTACTACGGTAGATTCTACAACTATCCAATTAGGTGACAACATCATCGAATTAAATGGTAGTGGTGCTGCTAATGGTGGTTTATTAGTTAAAGATGCTACAAACCCTAACACTGCTTCTGGTTCATTCTTGTGGGATTCTACAAATGACTACTGGAAAGCTGGAGCATTAGGATTAGAGAAAGAAGTTGCTAGAATTGATTCATCAATCTCTACTAACACGGTTCTTAAATCAGATGCAAATGGTTTATTAGTAAATACAACTATTACCGATGACGGAACTGATGTTTCGATTACAGGTGATTTCACAATTGGTGGTTTATCTGCTGCTAATGCATTCTTATATGCAGATGGAAGTAAGACTTTACAATCAGTTGCTCCAACACAAGCTGGTGATATGATTCAATGGAATGGTTCTTCATTCGTTGCTTCTAACACAGTCGATGGTGGAACATTCTAATACAAAAATTGATTTAATTTTTAATCCCTCACCCAAAAGGTGGGGGATTTTTTTTTAACTTTTAATTTTCCAATACTTATATAGGTGAAGTTATATACTTTAATCCCAATAAATTATTACATACGATATATTTATATAAAATAAATGGAAATCTATTAGATGGCTGCAATATTACAATTACGAAGAGGAGATAATTCTCAAACCGGAAGTATTCATTTCGAAGAATCTGAACTTTTTTATAATCAAAGTAAAGAAACCCTACAAATTGGTTATTCTTCTTCTGCGGAAGAGAATGGTAATTTGAAAACTCTTGCAATATTAGATGAAACTAATACTGGTTCATTGATTATTTCGAATGATATTACTGCTAGTAATTTATCATTAAGTGGTAACGCAACTATTGGTGGAAACATCAATTTAGGTGGAACTATTGTATTAGGCGATGGAAGTGGTTCAGATCAAATTATTATTAATGCAGGTTTAACTGGTTCATTGATTCCAAATGTAGATAATAGAGATACATTAGGAACATCTGATTATAGATTCAAAGAATTACACGTTGTTTCAGCATCAATTGATAATATTTCATTACCGGGAAGTGGTATTTTATCATCATCAAACGAAAACTTTACTGGATTTAGTAGTTCGGTAGACACTCGTTTAATTGAAGTATATTCATCTGCATCAAATCACGAAAGTAGATTAGATACGATTGAAACTACATTCTCAACATCAGTAGATGCACGTTTAGATTATTTAGAAGGTGATTTTTCAACATCAGTAGATTTTAGATTAGATTCTGCAGAATTATTCACATCTTCACAAGAAACTAAGAATTCAACTCTTGCAACATATACAGCATCAGTTGATAGTTCATTATCTCAAATAAATTCATTTACATCTTCACAAGAAACTAAGAATTCAACTCTTGCTTCATATACTGGTTCAAATGATTCAAATATTACGGAATTATTTGCTACTGCATCAAATCATGAGGAAAGAATTACATATTTAAGTGGAAGTTTTTCTCAATCAGTAGATTTTAGATTAGATGAATTAGAATCATTAGGTAGTGGTAGTAATCAACGTTTAGATTCATTAGAAGCATTTACATCTTCACAAGAAACTAAAAATTCTACATTAGGAACATATACCGGTTCAAATGATACTAAATGGAGCACATTAGGAACATATACAGGTTCGAACGATACTAAAAATAATGATCAAGATAGTAGATTATCATCATTAGAAGTAGCAAGTGGTTCTGCAATAACTCATTTGAGTAATTTAGAAACTGCTAGTTTACACTTAATGAATCGTGCTAGTCATTTAGAATCATATACTGCATCAAACGATACTAAATTTAATACATTAGAACTATACACTGCATCAATTGATTTAGATTTATCACAGATACATTCATATACGGCATCACTTAAAACTGCGTTTGAAACAACTGGTTCAAATGTTGTTGTATTAGGTGATTTAACGGTTAGAGGAACATCAACAACAATTGATTCAACTCAACTTAATATTGGTGATAATATTATCCACTTAAATGGTATGGAAGTATCAAATGGTGGTTTATTAATAACAGACCCCGTAGATCCAAGTAAAGCATCTGGTTCATTATTATGGAATACTGCGAATGATTATTGGATGGCAGGACAATGGAGTTCTGAATCAAGAATATTATTAGCAGATGGTGATAATGTAGTAACCGGTTCTGCACAAGTTAGAGATTTATTACCAAATGGAGTTGTATCAGGTTCTCAACAAATTCCTGCTTTATTACCAAACGGAGTAGTAAGTGGTTCTGATCAAGTAACTTCTTCATTGGATGGTAGATATTTAGAAATAAATGGTGATTCAGTTGTTAGTGGTTCATCTCAAATTGATTTAACACAAACTACGAATTACACAAGTGGTATTAAAGATAGATTAAACGCAGAAAGTGTTGTTAGTGGTTCAACTCAAATTACAGATGGTAGTGGATTATTATCATCATCAGTTGATACTTACAATGGATTTAGTTCATCGGTTGATTTAAGAATTCTTTCATTAAATTCTTTCACATCTTCACAAGAAACTAAGAATTCTACATTAGGAACATATACTGGTTCAGTTGATACTAGATTTGATACAATTGGATTAGTATCTGCATCGTTAAATTCATTTACATCTTCACAAGAAACTAAGAATTCAACTCTTGCTTCATATACTGGTTCAGTTGATATTGCAATAAGTAATTTGAATGATACAACATCATCTCTAAACTCATTTAGTTCATCAATCAATACTACGATTAAAACTAAATTAGATGTAGAAGGTGTAATTTCAGGTTCATCTCAAGTAACTCAATCATTAGATACGAGATATGAAGAAATTGCAAGTTCAACTCATACTTTAATTAGTAGTTCAAATCAAGTAACTCAATCACTTAATTCATTATATGAAGTTAGTGGTTCGGTTTCGAATTTGGTAGGTATTAGAACAACATCTGGTTCATTGGGTTCTGCAGCATGGTATCACGTTTCAAACTCAATTGAAGATGGTAATCCTCAAGTAGTAGGTAATGCAGGTGCAGTAAAATCATATATCGATGCTGCAATGACACTTGCGGGTGTGGGTGATATTACTGAAGTTCTTGCGGGTAATGGTATTAGTGGTGGTGCATTAAGTGGTTCTGCAACTATAACATTAGATACTGGTTCTATACACTTCAATGAAGGTATTAAAATTAAATTAAATACCGAAGGTGTAATATCAGGTTCTTCTCAAATTTTAGGTGGAAGTGGTATTTTATCATCATCTAACGAAACATTTACAACATTCTCACAATCAATTGATAGTAGAGTTGGTGTATTGGAATTATTCTCATCATCATTAGATATTACATTCGTAACACAGAATGAATTAGCATCTGCAACAGGTGCATTGGAAATTTCAATTGCAACTAAATTAAATACTGCATCATTTGAAACATATACTGCTTCGGTTGATAATTCAATTATATTATTAAATGGATTTACATCATCTGAAGAAACTAAAAATTCAACTCTTGCAAGTTGGAGTGGTTCTATTGATTCTAAATTTACTACATTAGGAACTTACACTGCATCGGTTGATAATTCATTGAGTGGATTAAATGCAGTTTCACATTCACATTCAAATAAAGCTAATTTAGATACTATTGATCAAAACCTAGCAACTACATCTGATGTTACGTTTGGTAGTATTCACACAACAGGTACAGGTTCGATTGGAACTAATTTAACTATTTATGGAAATTTAACCGTATTTGGAACTCAGTCAATTATAAATTCTGAAAACCTAGCAATTTCAGATAATATGATTTATCTAAATAATGGTTCAACTACAACTAATCCAGATTTAGGTATTGCAGGTAATTATAATGATGGAACTTATGCACATACTGGTATATTCTCCGATGCATCTGATTCTCAAACTTGGAAAGTATATAAAGGATATACATTAGAACCATCTGGTGCAATTGATACATCTCACGCTTCATTTGCCTTAGCAGATTTCAAAGCAGCTAATATAACTGCAACATCATTTAATGGTGTAATAAATGCTACAAATGGTGTATTAAGTGGTTCGATTGAAACACAATTACCAAATGGTGTAGTGAGTGGCTCATCTCAAATTATTTATAATTCAATTTCATCTATACCGGTTGGAATTGTTAGTGGTTCATCACAAGTAATTTACACCTCTTTATCATCAATCCCTGCGGGCATAGTGAGTGGTTCATCTCAAATAGATGGTTCTCAATTAGGTTCTAATAAAACTATCACAATTGCAGGAACATCTGTAACATTGGGTGGTTCTATAACTTTACCAACTATTACAAATGGTAGTGGAATTGTTAGTGGTTCATCTCAAATTACAAAAACATTACAAGAAGTAACTACTGCGGGTGCAACTACAACTGATGCCGTAACAATATCTAACTCAACTGCATCAACTGATAAAACTACCGGTGCATTAATCGTAACTGGCGGTGTAGGTGTAAGTGGTGATATAAATGCAGGAGGTGATATTGTTGCTTATGCATCATCTGATAGAAGATTAAAAGACAATATTCAGCCTATTCAGAACTCTTTACAAAAAATTAATCAAATTGGTGGGTATAGTTTTGACTGGAATGTTGAGAAACAACATATTTATAAAGGTAAAGATTACGGGGTAATTGCTCAAGAAATTGAGGAAATCCTTCCAGAATTGGTTGATACTCGTGATAATGGATACAAAGCAGTTAAATATGATAAGTTGGTTTCTCTTCTTATCGAAGGTATTAAAGATTTATCAAAAGAAATTGACAACTTAAAATCACAATTAAATAAATAGGGTATAACAAATGGCACAAATAATCCGTTTAAAGAGGTCGACCACCTCTGGTTCGAAACCAACAATCAGTTCATTAGAGACTGGAGAAATTGCAGTAAACGTATATGATGGTAAAGCTTTTATTCGTAAAAGTGGTAGTGTTGATGAAGTCAACGAGTTAGTATCAACTAACACCGAAACTGCAATTGCAGGTGACATCAACTTAAATGGAAGCATTACAGCATCATATTTTTCAGGCGATGGTTCACAATTAACAAATATTACCGTTGATCAAGCAGCAACCGTTCAACGTTCATTCTCAAACTCATCAACATGGGTAGTAAATCACAACTTCAATACTCCAAATGCAATCGCACAAGTATTCGATGAAGATGGTTATCAAGTAATTCCACAAACTTTAAGACATAGTGATACCAATACGGTTACAATCACTTTCGAATCTCCAAGAAGTGGTTATGCAGTTGTTGCACGTGGTGGACACATTGTTAGTGGTTCTATTACTTCAAATCAAGTTGAAGGTTTAGCAACTGCAATCACAAATCAAGCTAATTTGTTGGGACTATTTAGTGGTTCTGCACAAATAACAATGAGTGGTGATGTAACAGGTACTGCAAATGCAACAATAATTTCACAAATCGATGGGGGTTCAATTTAATAAATAATTATATACTTATAATATAATAAAAAGGATAAAAAAAGATGATATTACACAGTCCAATAATTTCAGGTTCACTAACCTTTGCCGATGGTTCAACGTTTACGTTACCTGATAATGGTATATATAGTGGTTCGTATAGTGGTTCATTTCAAGGAACAACTTATACAGGGGGAACGTTCATAGGTAATGGTTCTCAATTAACTTTTGGTGGAACTGGAATTGTTTCTGGTTCATCTCAACTTACTAACGATTTAGATTCTCGTTACTTAAATACAAACGGAGAAGGTGTAGTTAGTGGGTCATCTCAAGTAACAATATCAGGAACTACTGGTTACTCTACATTCAGTTCTTCATTGGATAGTAGAATTTCTACTGAAAAAGATAGAGTTGATGCTATTTTAGCAGCATCTACTGCTGATTCGGATACTTTTGCTGAAATCGTTTCATTGATTAATTCAGTTGATACATCTAATGATAGTGCATTTGCATCTTTCTATACTGCAAGTAACGCAACAAACGATGCTCAATCTGCTAGATTATCTTCAATCGAATCTGTAACTGGTTCATATGAAACTAAAGGTAGAGGAATCGTTTCAGGATCATCTCAAGTAGTATATACATCTTTATCATCTATCCCTGCAGGAATCGTTTCTGGTTCATCTCAAATTAATTTAGCAGATGCAAGTGGAAACACAACTTCAAACGTTACTGAAGGAACTAATTTATATTATACAGATGCAAGAGTTAAAACTAAATTAAATGCTGAAGGAGTAATTTCAGGTTCAATTCAAGTTTTAGGTGGAACGGGAATCGTTTCTGGTTCATCTCAAGTTAATTTAGCAGATGCAAGTGGAAACACAACTTCAAACATTTCCGAAGGTTCAAATTTATATTATACAGATGCAAGAGTTAAAACTAAATTAACTGCAGAAGGTGTAATTAGTGGTTCATCTCAAGTAACTTATGCTTCAATCTCTTCAATCCCAGCGGGTATTGTTAGTGGTTCTGCACAAGTAACACCATTATTACCTGCAGGTTCAGTATCTGGCTCATCTCAAGTAACAATTTCTTCTACAACAGGATATACTGATTTCAGTTCTTCAGTAGATAGTAGAATTATTACAGAGAAAGAAAGAGTTGATGCTATTTTAGCTTCAGCAGATGCAAATGCAGATACTTTCGCTGAAATTGTAACATTAATCAATTCAGTTGATACAAATAATGATAATGCTTTCGCTGCATTCTATACTTCAAGTAATTCAACTAATGATTCACAAAACGCTAGATTAACTTCTATTGAATCTGTAACCGGTTCATATGAAACTAAGGGTAGAGGAATTGTTTCGGGTTCATCTCAAATAACTTACGCTTCAATCTCTTCAATTCCAGCAGGTATTGTTTCGGGTTCTGCACAAGTAACTCCTTTATTACCATCGGGTGTTGTTAGTGGTTCATCACAAGTAACTTACGCTTCAATCTCTTCAATTCCAGCAGGTATTGTCTCGGGTTCAACTCAAGTAACTTCGTTATTACCAGTAGGTGTTGTTAGTGGTTCATCTCAAATTAACTTAGGAAGTGTGAATGGTAATTCTACTTCAAACGTTACTGAAGGAACTAACTTATACTACACAGATGCAAGAGTTAAAACTAAATTAAACGCAGAAGGTGTAGTTTCAGGTTCTGCACAAGTAACATTGGCATCTACAACTGGGTTTGGAACTTATATTAACCAAGCAGTATTAACTACATCAGCAGTAACATTTGCTAGTGTATCTGCAACGGGTGACGTTGTTGCTTACTCATCTTCAGATAGAAGATTAAAAGATAATATTAAGAATATCGAAAATCCAATCGAAAAAGTTCAACAATTAAATGGTGTAACTTGGGAATGGAATTCTAACGCTGATGAATTACAACAATCTTTACCAACAGTAGGGGTTATTGCACAAGAAGTTGAAGAAGTTCTACCACAATTGGTTCACGATAGAGAAAATGGTTATAAAGGTGTTGATTACGCTAAATTAACTGGTCTTTTAATTGAAGCAATCAAAGAACAACAAAAACAAATTGACGAATTAAAGTCAAAATTGCAATAAAATAATAGAAAAATAAAGGTTAAAGCCCCTTCTTATATAAGAAGGGGCTATTACATAACCGAGTAGTTAAATAATGAAAACGGTAAGTCATAAATATGGCACAAGTAGTAAAGCTAAAAAGAACAGCAGTAGAGGGTAAAATCCCAACAACCGCAACTCTAGAATTAGGGGAGTTGGCTATAAATACCTACGATGGTAGGATTTATTTTGAAAAAGACAACGGAATTCCAACCGTTCAACAAATAATAACAACTGATTCAGTTTCATCTGGTTCTATACAACTTACCGGAATCATATCCGCATCATACTTCTTAGGTAATGGTTCGGAATTATCATTTGGAGGAACAAACTTAGTTTCATCCTCAGCACAATTAACATCATCATTAGACGAAAGATACTTAAACACCATAGGTGAACTATTTTCAGGTTCATTTACAGGTGAATACTCTGGTTCATTCATAGGAGATGGTTCTCAATTAACAAATTTACCTGCAGTTGAAATATCACAAGTTACAACCGTAACTTCTTCGTTTGATAATTTAGAAACAATTGCAGTAAATCATAATTTCAATTCAAAAAACATCATAGTTTCAGTATATGGAACGGATGATTCACAGATTATACCAAAATCGGTAAAACTTACTGATAATAATACAACGACAGTAAAATTATCATCTCCACATAGTGGATATGTTGTAGTTGCAAAAGGTGGTCATATAATTTCAAATGAAGATTTAACAACTCATAAAGAAATTGTAAGTGGTAATTCAACTTATACAATCATTCACAACTTAAATGAAGAATTCCCATTAGTTCAAGCATGGAATACTTCAACTAAAAGACAAGAACACCCATCAATAGTAGAATCTTTAACTGAAAATTCATTATCGATTTCATTTGCAGGTAATTTTAGTGGTAAAATTATTATTAAAAAATAATTATGGAATATGATGTATATTACACTACTGGTGGAGGACCGTGGGTAAATGCTGGTTCTGATACTTGGGTAAATTTATGGATGGAATTGATTGCACCTAAATTAAATGTAAAACCAATACTTTTAATTCATAGAAACAAACCTAAAGGTAATGAGGATTATCAATTCCCCATCGAAACTTATTGGCATGGTGATGATATTGAAAAATTTGAACAATTGTGTAAAGATGCACGTAGAATAAACATCTTACATGGTCATTATACTCCAATGAAATGTATAGTTGATAATAAAGATAAAATTCATTCAAACGTTTTACACAATTCAGTAGACCACATATTAAAATCACAAATCGGAACTGATGCATCACTTGCATGGCATCCATATTTAAGTTCTGAATGGGAAAGAGAAGTAAACGAATGGTCATCTAATACAATTTGGGTAGGGTTATTTGATATTTTATTTCCAAATACAAATATTACAAATTTTTACGAATTCAAAAATAATTTAACATTATCTAAATCTAATACGTTGGGTTTTGCTGCAAGATGTGAGGGTAGAAAAAATCCACATTATTTGGATGGATTAAAATCTTACATTTTTACAAATTCAGTAGAGTTTAATACAATTTGGAGAGAGGGTGTAAAGATTGATACTTCTAAATCAAAAGTATATCACTACAAACCAGAATTCAAAAATATGTTTTATACTATGGATTGGGGAATATCACATTCATGTTTTACATCCGAACCATTTGGTTATAGTATATTTGAAGCAGTTGATAATGGAAAATTACCAATAATTCATAAGGATTGGTGTAAAGATTTAGAATATCCATATCGTGCATCATCTAAAAAGGAATTTAATGATATTTATAGTAAGTTAATAAATACCGAATATGATGAACGAAATCATTGGTTCAATGAAATTAAATCATATATGGTAAATAAATTCACCGATAAAGATAAATGGGTAGACCAATTACTTTATATTTATAATAATATAGGAAACAAATAAATGGCAACATTAACATCAGGCAACACATTAAGTTTAAACGGTTTAGCTTCTGCTACAGGTCAGACTACTAAATCATTATCAGCAGCAAAAGGAAACACAACAGGTCCAATCTCATTGTCATCATTTGCAATTGATTCGGTTGGTTCGATAAGTGGATACACTTACGCAGTAGAAGGCACATCTGAAGTATATACATTAGGATTTAATGGAGCTGGTTCTAATTTTAGTAGAATTAGTGCAAGAAGTGCAAATTTCACTTGGAGTGTTCCTGCAGGTAGTTATATTTCATTAACTACTAATAGTGGTGAATCTGCAACATTTACGGTTTCAAATATGAATCCTCAAGGTGCCGGAAGTCAAACTTCATTAATGGGTATTCAAACACACACTATCCGTTCTGTATTTGCAGATGGATTTAATGACCACGCAACTGGATATAACTCAAATAAAGATAAGACAGTTTATTCAGTAGATTCATATGATGGAAATTCAACTGCGTTGTGTTTAACGATTGATTCACCGGTCTTATTAGCAGATGGAACAATTGTAGAGGCAGGAGATTTGAACGAAGGAGATGTATTAAAAGGATTCTCTATCGGTGGTTTAGGAACTGATTCAGATGGAACATTCTTAGATTGGTCTTCATCTCAATTATCAAAAACTGAAAAAGATGTAACCATCGTTGGTTTAACATATTCATTTGCATCTCGTTACTACAATATTAATAATGGTGAAGTTACTGCAACTGCAGAACACCCTATGTTAGTAAAAGACTCAATTACAGGTGATTACTTATTCAAAGAAATGTTCAACTTAGTAGTTGGTGATAAATTAATCAAAGGTGATGGAACTGAAGTTAGTATCACATCAATTGATACTATTGAGAAAACAACTGAAATTGTTTCTATTGACGTTGAAACTGAAGATACATATATGGTAAATGGATACATTACTCACAATAAAGGTGGTAATACATTTACAGATTTAGCATCACCGGGTGCACCAACATCATTAGCATATGCATCTCCATTTGTAAGTTGGACAGCACCAGCATCAGTAGGAACAACTGGTATTACTGCTTACGATATTGATATTGATAATAATTCTGATTTTAGTTCACCTGCATATTCATATACAGAGTGGAGTTCAACTTCAATTGAGGTAAATACTTTATTAAGTGCTGGAACTTGGTATATCAGAGTTAGAGCTATCGATCAAGGATTAAAAGGAACATATGCAACCTTAACGTTTACTAGATAATTTTACGTTTGGGAGAAATCCATATATTTATATATATAGAATACAAACTAACAAATATATAAAATGGCAGAACAAATTAAGTTTACGGATGAGGAAATCTCACAAATTAACAAATTAAGAGATGATGTTTCACAAGTTTTTTTAGAATTAGGACAATTACAAGTAGAAAGAAAGAAAAAATTAGATGAGATTGATGCAATCGAATCTGGATTACTTACTACACATTCCGAATTGGTAGAATTTGAAACAAATCTTTTTAAAACTCTGAATGAGAAGTATGGTGATGGTAATTATGACCCAAATACTGGTATCTTTACACCCATCTCATTAGAAACGGAATAATAAAAAATAATCTTTACAAAAAGTAGCTAATACTTATATGTGTATCATTACACAACAAAAAATTTAACAGGAGTAATATAAAATGGCAGAAAAAATTGTATCACCTGGTGTATTTACGAGAGAAAATGATCTTTCTTACTTATCACAAGGAATCGGAGAAATAGGAGCAGCAATCATCGGACCTTTCGCTAAAGGACCTGCATTCGTTCCAACGATTGTTAATACACAATCTCAATTTGAATCAATTTTCGGTGTACCCAATGGTGATTACTATACAGGATATGCCGTTCAAAACTATTTACGTGAAGCAGGGACAGTAACAATTGTTCGTGTTGGTCACGTTGGTGGTTATACACAAGTAGAACCAAAAGGTATCGCTATTAGTGGTTCTGAAGGAACTACATTAGTAGGTGTGTTAAAATCTACTCATAACTGGACTACATCTGGTAATGGTGATGCAGTAACCGCATCAATCGAATCATTACCATCTGCATCTGCATTTAACATTTCAGTAAGTGGTTCAGATTCAGCATATAACTTAACAATTTCATCTTCAGTTTTACCTTCAGCAGGTAATGATTTATCGGATGTATTCGGTGAATCTCCTAGAGGAACTAAAGGTGTATATGTATCTCAATATTTTGAAAACGCCGCAACATTATTATCATCTTCAATTGATGCAGGTGCTAAAGTTGTATTGGTTGATTTAGATGATCAAGATTTTAGTGGACAAGATGTTTCTTATGCATCTACTCCGTGGATTCAATCACAAATCATTTCAGGTGAAAGAAGTAACTTATTCCGTTTACATACGTTGGGTGATGGTTCAAACTATAACAAAGAATATAAAGTATCAGTATATAACGTAAAAGCAGCAGGTGAATCTAATGCAACTGATTACGCTACATTCTCATTATCAATTAGAGCATACTCTGATACGGATAAAAGAAAATCAGTATTAGAAACTTATAATAACGTTAATTTAGACCCTGCATCTCCAAACTATATCTTAAAGGTAATTGGTGATAGAAACGTAACTATTGATGCAAATGGTAAACAAACTGAAAATGGTGATTATGCAAATCGTTCTAAGATAGTTAGAGTAGAAGTTGCAGCAGAAGGTTCATTCCCAATCATCGCAGGACCATTTGGACATGAGGCTTACTTATCTCCAATCGCAGGTAATGATGCAGAAACTCCAGCAGTAGTATTTACAACTGGTTCTGATTCTAACACAGCATCATCATCTACTAAATATAGTGGTATTGATTTGGAATCAACATTAGTTAAAATTGACAACTCTCATTTCTTAGCACCAATTCCAAACGGAGCAGCAACAGGTTCAAACACTGCGTTTGCATTCGATACTGAATTATCTTATGAATTAACTGGTTCTGCAACAGCAGATGTTAATAAAAGACAATTTGTAATTGGTTTTCAAGGTGGATTTGATGGAGTAACTCCAACAATCTCTAATGATAAAGGAACTGATATTTCAGCAGGTAATTCTCAAGGATTTGATTTATCAACATCTACATCAAGTGGTTCAGTTGCATATTTGAAAGCAATCAATTCGGTTTCTAATCCAGATGATTTCGATATTAACTTAGTAGTTGCACCGGGTATCGTGCGTTACCACCACTCTTATGTATTTGATAAGATTATTGATATGGTTGAATCTCGTGAAGATGCATTCTTCATCGGTGATGTAACTGGTCCTGCAGAAGGTCAAGATTTAGCAGTAGAGCAGGCACAGTCAATCGATTCTAACTACGTTGGAACATATTACCCATGGATGAAAACAATCGATAGAAACACCAACAAATTAACTGCAGTTCCACCATCAGTATTGATGCCAGGAATCTACGCAGCGAACGATGCAGTTGCAGCAGAATGGTTTGCACCAGCAGGTTTGAATAGAGGTGGAATCATCGGAGCAGTTTCAGTATTAGATAGATTAACACATTCAGAAAGAGATTTCTTATATGAGAATAAAGTTAATCCAATCGCTTCTTTCCCTGGTGAGGGTATTGTGGCATTTGGACAGAAAACTTTACAAGATAAAGCATCTGCATTAGATAGAATCAACGTAAGAAGATTATTAATCAAAGTTAAGAAATATATCGCTTCTACATCTCGTTACTTAGTATTCGAACAAAATACTGCAACGACTAGAAACAAATTCTTAAATACGGTTAATCCTTATTTAGATGCAATTCAACAAAGACAAGGTTTATATGCGTTCAGAGTAGTTATGGATGAATCCAACAACACACCTGATGTAATTGATAGAAACATTTTAGCAGGACAAATTTATTTACAACCTACTAAAACTGCTGAATTCATTGTGTTAGATTTCAACATCTTACCAACCGGAGCATCATTTACAGCATAAGAAATTAAAAAAAAAGAAATTATATATTTATTAGTATAATAGGAGAAAAAATAAAATGGCAGAAGTATTAGAATTCAATGATATGTTCTATACCAATTTCGAACCAAAAACGAAAAATCGTTTTATCATGGAAATCGATGGTATTCCTTCATATCTTATCAAAACAGCTAACAGACCATCGATTCAGTTTGAAACGATTACGTTAGATCATATCAACGTTAATAGAAAGTTGAAAGGTAAAGGAACTTGGCAACCAATAGAGATTACTCTTTTTGATCCAATCGTTCCAAGTGGTGCACAGGCAGTAATGGAGTGGGTTCGTTTATCACATGAATCTTTAACAGGTAGAGATGGATATGCAGATTTTTACAAAAAAGATATTCAGTGCTATCTATTAGGACCAGTAGGTGATAAAATTGAACAATGGACATTAAAAGGTGCATTCATTGCATCGGCTACATTCAATGATTTGGATTGGTCATCAAATGATGTTGTTGAAATTTCACTTACATTAGAATACGATTACGCTATTCTAGAATTCTAATCTCACTATATACAAAAAACTAAGGTTCTCTTAACGGAGAACCTTTTTTTTTCAACTTTTTTATAAAAGTATATTTATATATAAACAAATAAAGGTTAATTATGGCAAATTTTGAATTTCCAACGGAGGTAATCACACTCCCATCAAAAGGATTAATATATTCCGAAAGTAATCCACTATCAAAAGGTTCAGTTGAAATAAAATACATGACCGCAAGAGAAGAAGATATTCTCGCATCACAAAATCTTATTAAAAAAGGTGTGGTGTTAGATAAATTATTCGAATCAGTTGTAGTATCTGAAGGAGTTAGTGTAGGTGATATATCAGTAGGTGATAAAAACGCAATCTTATTAGCAACTCGTATATTAGGATATGGTGCAGATTATAATGTAGAAGTGACTGATCCATTTACAGGTGAATCACAAAAAGTAACGATTGATTTAGCAAAAATTCAAACTAAGGAAGTTGATGATTCACTATTAAATAGAGAAAATCGTTATGAGTTCGAATTACCAATTTCTAAAAAGAAAATTAAGTTCAAATTACTTACTCACAAAGATGAAATTGATATTAACGCTGAAATCCAAGCATTAAATCGTTTGGTAAAAGGTGATAGTGTAGTTTCGCAAGATGTATCTACAAGATTGAGATATATGATTCAAGAAGTTGAAGGTAATACTGATAGAGGGTTTATTAACAACTTTGTTAAAAATAGTTTATTGGCAAGAGAAAGTAAAGCATTAAGAGAATATGTTAGAACCATATCTCCTGATTTGGATTTGAAATACCAATTCACATCAGATTTAACAGGTGAATCGGAGGCACTTGATATACCCTTTGGGGTTGGGTTTTTTTACCCTACCGAGTGATTATAGTGTTCAATTACATAATCAACTATGGGAAATGGTTAATTATGGAAATGGGTTTACTTGGTCAGAGGTTTATACAATGCCAATACACATTCGAAGATTCTATTTCAAAAAATTAGTGGATACTAAGAAAAAGGAAAAAGAAGAAATCGATAAAGTCAATAAAAAAGGTGGAACAGGACCTGGAGTAAGAGTGAGGAAATAATCCTCACTTTTTTTTTACCTTATATTTATATAAGACTTAAAATATATAGGAGAAACAATGTCCAAATCTAAAGAAGTTAATGAAGGTATTATCTTAGCAGCTAAGAAGTTTAGTGATGCATTTTTTGATGGGTTAAAACAAAACGCAGTAGATAGAATGCTTAAAAAAGCAGAAGATGCTAACGTTGATCCAGAAGTATTAAAAACAATGCAAAGAATCAAAAAAGATTCCGAAGAACTTAAAAAACTACTTAGTATCCGATAATAATGGCAAACGAAACTAATAAAGAACTCGTTGAGATATTAAAAAAACAGGCAGAGATAAAAAAACAACTTTTAGCTTATGCCGATAGTATTGATACGCGAACTGCTTCGGAAGCCAAACATATAAAAGAATTACAAGCCGAGTATAAAAAATTATATTCAGAAAAAGCAAAATTAACTGCTGAACAATTAAAGGGTTTTCAAGATCAAGTAGAAAGTGCATCATCTTTAACTGGTATTTACGCAAATTTGGGTAAATTAGATGAAGAAAGAATTAAGAAAAATCAAAGATATGTAAGTCTAAGTGATGAACAAAATGATGCAATTAAAAATATTGCATCTTTAAATAGAGAATTAGCAAACACAACTAGAGATGATAGTTTAGCAAAACAAGTCATCTTAAATCAAATTGATGCTGAAAAGGGTAAATTGGGTGGAATACATCATACTCAAAAATCAATTGTAGATGATTTAGATACTCAAACAAAAGAAGCACAAAAATTAGGAAAACTTACTGAAACTCAAAAAGAATTCTTAAATGATCAATTAGCAGTATATGATGGTATAAAGAAAACAATTGGTGGTATATTAGAAACTGCCGATATATTACTTTCTACTACTGGTGGTAAAATCGGTGCACTAATAGTTGGTGCAGGATATGCAACTGAAGCATTAGGTAAGAATGTAAGAGAGATGGGTGGTTATTTAGGTGGAGCAACAATTTCATCTACTTTATTAGGAACTGCATTTGATTCCGCAACCGATGTGACTAAAGGATTGGCTAAGGAAATGGGTGGATTAAATGACATCACTTTTCAGAACCAATTAAACACTAACTTAATGGCCATGAATATGGGTATTAGTGGTGATGAAGCAGCAACTTTAACTGCAACTTTATCTCGTTTGAATGGTGGTTCAATTGATACTGCACAAAACTTAGCAGAATCTACCAAAGAATTAGCAAAACAAAATGGATTAGTTCCTGCTCAAGTAATGGCAGATGTTGCAGCCTCTGCAGAAGATTTTGCATTATATGGTAAAGATGGTGGTAAGAATATGTTAGAAGCAGCAATTGCCGCCGGAAAGTTGGGGGTTAATTTAGCCTCAATGACTAAGGTAACCGAAGGTTTGTTAGATTTCGAATCATCAATTTCAAAAGAATTAGAATTATCTGCGATGTTAGGAAAAAATATTAATCTTAACAAAGCAAGAGCATTAGCATATGATGGAAAAGCGGGAGCAGCCGTTAAAGAAACCTTATCACAAATGGGTGGTATTGAAGCATTTAACAAAATGGATGTATTCCAAAAGAAAGCAGCAGCAGAAGCAGCAGGATTGACCGTTGAGGAATTCCAAAAAATGGCATCTAATCTTGATAAATTAAATGCAGATGGAACACTTCAATTATCTACGTTTGATAGTTGGTCACAATCACTTTCTGCATTTGCTTCCGGTCCATTGGGGTCATCATTAAAAGGTGTAGGTTCGATGGTAATCGCCGCAGGACAGTTTAACACCGGTTTAAGTGCAATGGGAATAAATTTAGGTGGGGTTATAAAAGGAACTGGTGATGTATTGAAAAATCTTTACAAAATGACCGCCGGAAAAGTGACTGATAAATTATCATCTGTATTTAGTTCAATTGGGGGTGGCAGTAGAACTCCAACTCCAACACCTTCTGCAAATCCTGCAGGTGGGGGTGGAATGATGGATTCAATGAGTAAAGTAAATATGTCTGCAGTTTTGAAAGGTGCAGCAGCAATGGTTTTAGTAGCAGGAGCGGTTTATATTTTAGGTAAAGCATTACAAGAATATACAAAAGTAGGATTGTCAGAAATAGGAATGGCAGCCGCAGGTATGTTATTATTAGGTAGTGCCGTAATGGGATTAGGATTAATAATGAGTAGTGGGGTAGGTGCAGTTGCAATTCTTGCAGGTGCAGCAGCAATGTTAGTTGTAGCAGCATCAGTTTATGTATTAGGTAAAGCATTACAAGAAATGGGTGCTGGATTTAGTGCATTAGGACAAATTCAACCCATCGTATCTGGTTTAGTTAGTATGGTAGGTGGTATTGGATTACTTGCTGTAGCATTCACCGGTTTAGCAGGTTCTCTTGCTTTATTAGGAACTGCCGGATTACTTGCATTACCAACCTTAATGGGATTGGGAGTTGCTGGAGCAGGATTAGGAATGTTGGTAAATGCAGTTGGTGGAGAAGGACAATCATCTGGAGTTGAAACCGAAAGTGTTTCAGAATACCAATCTACAATGTTGACCAAAATGGATGATTTGATTAATGCAGTAAAAACAAATAAAGATGTTTATTTAGATAAGGAAAAAGTTACGAACATCGTTATGAATAAAAGTGAACGTAGAACAACCAATACATTTGGGATAGCAAACGCTTAATAAGTATGCCAACAATATTAGAATTATTTCAAGGGTCAACAAATAATATTACTCCAACTCCATCGGAGTTTTTTCCCGTGCAAAAAAAATTCAAAGGTTCTACACAAGAGAAAAGTGTTAAATCTGATACTGAAACGTTAGTAGAAACTGAAACCAAAGGTATAAGAAAAAATACTGCAGTTGAATTAAACAATCCACGTTTATATGGTAATGAAGCAGTTCGTATTATGAATCGAACTACTAAATCAGTTGAAGATATGAAAGGTTCAACTGGTGGAACATCTGCAACTGGTGGATTAATTGGTAAAGGAATCGGTAAATTAACAGGTGGAAGAATTACATCTATATCAGGTGTTAGAGATTTTGTAAATTCTAAATTAGGTATTCCATCTAATGCTATTCCAACTTATGTAAATAAGACCGGTGAATTACAACAAGGTAAAGAACAAGATACCATGATAACTCTTGCTAAAATTAAAAATGATGCAAAAGGAACATTGGTTGGAAAATTATTAAAACAAAGTGGTGGGGGAACTCCTGCTACGATTGGTAAACAAATATTAGGTAAAGGTATATCATTAGGTAAAGATAAACTTAGAGGTTTCTTATTTGGTCAACCTGCAGAATTAGGAATTAATACATCCAAACCAGCAAATGGTGGTTGGGATTATAGTTCACAATCATCATATTCAACTCAAATTAGAGAAGCACGAGCACAAAATGAAGCACCATCGGTTGAAGGAATTGATAAAACTAAATCTGATGCTTTGAAAAAAGCAAATGATATAAAACAAAAAGGTAAAGAAAAATTAGGTAATTTTATTGGTTCTGCAAAAGATAAACTAAAAGGAACATCAGCAGAAACAAAACCTGAAATCGATAAAGTAGTTGAATCACAGACACAAGTTAAAACAACACCAACATCAGAACTCCCATATACTAAAACTTTGGATGGGTATAAAACTGAAGGCGGTGATGAAAAATTAACTAGAATTGATTTATCATTAGTATCTCCTGTTTATGGGGTTGATAGAAAAAGTACGAGTGGTAAGTATGGAAAAGGTGATTATGCATTTCAAGATGTAAAAAATAATACAGGAGTATATTCACCATATAATCCAGATAAATCATATTCTACAACTAAACCAAATAATTTAGAAACATATCATGGAATAAAAAATGGAAGTGATTTAATAAACGCAAGTAGTAAATCTACAAAAGAAGCTAATGATTATTTAAATGATAGAGATTTGATTCCATTTTGGATAAGATCAAAATCTACGGGTGATACAATGCATTTTAGATCAATCATAACTGGGTTATCCGAAACGGTTTCACCATCGTGGAGTTCTAATAAATTTTTCGGTAATCCTTTTAATTTTTATACATTTGATAGTGTTGAACGTAGTGTTTCATTTACATTAACTACTTATTGTTTGAATCCATCTGAATTATCCAAAATGTGGACTAAAATTGAATTCTTAACTGATATTGCATACCCAACGATTAATTCATTAAAAAGTAAACAACGATTTATTACTCCACCTATAATCGATTTTAGATTAGGAGATATGTATGATGGTAAGATTGGATTTATAGAAACATTGACATACACCATACCAGATAATTCTACATGGGAAACTGTAGCTGATGGTGCATTATTACCAAAAATAGTTGAAATTAATATTGGTATTAAATTTATTGAAACCGCAGATTCGGTGGCTGCTAAATATAGTATAGAACGTTCTAAAGATCAAATAAAACTTATAAACGATAGAAGGTCTAAACAAGGTGGTGCGTTCCAAACAGATTCAATTTCAACTGATGAAAATGATAAACCATTACCGAAATTAAATACAAAAGGTATTGAACAAATTGATGCACCAAAAGAAGGTGGTATAAATAAACCACAAACTGATTTAAAAACTAATACAGCAATAGCAACACCGGCCGAACCGAACAGCCCAACGGTAGCACCAACACAACCAGTAACTAAAATAGATGAAATTACATCTAAAAATCTTGAGAAGTTGAAAAATATGGGAGTACCGGAAGCATTCCATGTTGGATTCAGTCAACCGGATGTAAATGTAGATTCGGTTAAGAAAATACGAGATGGTGTGTATTACTATGAATGTGTATATAATGATGTTGTTTCAAGAATGGTGGCAGAACAAAATGGAAATGGGTATAATTCATCAAATATTGATTTATGGATTCCGTATTCTAATAAAGGAGTAAACCCATTCGCAAGTAATACAAATGATGGTAGTTCAACTGGTAAATTACAAACAGCATTACCATTTTAATAAATACAATACATAACTATGGCAAGTAGATACGAAAATAATCAAATTCAAAAACTAAAAGATGGTAGAGAGGTATATCGAACACGAATATATCCAAATATACCATTGTCGGATTCTGATATGTATATTGTCACTCAAACTGGTGATAGATTAGATACTCTTGCTTATCAATACTATGATGATTCATCTCTTTGGTGGATTATAGCAACTGCTAATAATCTTCACGATGCACCATTTGCGTTTGAAGATGGAACTATACTAAGAATACCCGAAAATTACTTAGAAATAATTAATAACTTCAGATAAAATATAATAATATGTTATTTCCAATGCTTTCCAATTTAGACCCGGCTTTGTCTGCAAAGATGAAATCTCGTGCGGGTAAAAACCAACAAGTATCTAAATTAGCTTGTTGGTTGAGAATTTCTGCATCAACCGGATTAGTATTAGAAAGTTTACCACCGAAAATGTCATTTGAAAATACCTATGGTAATACAACCAAATCGGGTAGAGTTGGGACTGATTTCGCAGGTAATTCTGTTTTTGCAGAAGGGGAGGATAGGGCATTTAGACCATCACCGGTAATTGAATCAGTATCCGTAACATTTGGAGCAGGAGGATTGACTAGAAAATGTAATTTTTCTATTAAATGTTTTACCCTACCTCAAGCAGAAAAATTAGCTCAATATTTCTTAGAACCCGCATACACTTGTTTGGTTGAATATGGATATAATACATCGGAATCACTTGGTCAGAAAATAAAATTAAGTCCATGTGAGATTGCAAAATTCAATTCATATGAATATGTAAAAACCAAACAAAAAAACTCAAAATATACATATGATGGATTTATGGGTTATATCACTGCAGGTGGATTAAAATCAGGTGATAGTGAAACTTTCATTATTGAATGTGAATTAACTACAATTGGTGAAATTCCTGCATATTTACAACAACATAGAGGAGGTGGTAGCACCGCAAACGCTCAAAATAATGGTGGTAAAACATATGATTTAGATGATATAGAAAATGTAGCAAAAAGAGATACTGGTTCAAGAAATGGTAAAGCTTTATTCATGCAAATGTATAATCGATTACCTCAAGCAAAACAAACAAATAAAGTAAAAGCATTATCAGCAGGAGTTGATGATGAGGGTATTTCCTGGAGTGATGTTGGTAATTTCGTTAACATGGATGATGAAATTAGAAAAAAAATGATAGAAGATTTAACAAATACCAAAGTTGAAACTGAATCAGGTGATGCTCAAATACCCGAAGGTGCTCCATTAATATCTGCACATTCATATATTCGATTAGCATTAGCATTTGAAATATTAAATAGTTATGAAGTAAATTTAGAATCTAAAGATTCCGATTGCACAGGTGTATCAACATTCAGTTATGTTATTGATTATAAGAACACAATATGTAGAGCTTTCCCACTTATATTTTCTACCGATGGTAGTAAATTATTTATTCCAAATCCCAAATTACCGGATTTTGGTTTAAAAGAAGCACTTAAATCTGAAACTAAGGAAGATTTTAATATAATAAGAGCTAGTGGATATGTCAAAACCATAGATGCTAGTCAAAAATTTGAAGGAAAGGCTCATGAATTTCCACAATCAATCGATTTAAACTCAAGTAATTACAAATGGCCAAATGATTCCGTGCCATACAACATTGGTGCACGAAAATGGGGTTATTTAAAAGATTTATATATTAATTTTGAATTTTTTATTGAGGTATTAGGAAGAGCTAATTACGTTACGAAAGATGTTTATTATGAAATATTAAATGGATTATCTACTGCAGCAAATTCAATTTGGCATTTTGAAATAACCCAATTACCAAATCCAGATAAAAAAGGTGCATATCATTTACAAATTGTTGATATGAATTTATGTGGAAACGATTCTAGTACATTTGAAAAATGTGTTAAATTTAGAGCATCAGGCGTAGATACTCCATTTTTAACATCAGAATTATCGATGGATATGCCTGGTGCTATGAAGAATATGATAGTTGGAAAACGTAATTCTAATAATTTAGATACTGCTTCCGAAGGAAACCAACCTATAAAATTTAATACGTTATTTGCAAAAAAACAAGATCCTGTAATTAAAATATTAGATAGTTTTAAGGAAAAATCTGTCGAGACCCCATATGTAGATCCGGATGATATAAATGGAGATAAGGCTGTTGATGCAGATGAAGCTAGAAAAGCTAATTATGAATTATTTATGTCTAAGGCAGTAGTTGTTACGAATTTAAAGGATAGAGAAGCAGATATGGATGCAGCCGAAGGTTCGTGGTATAATGTATTCAATAATGCGGATGCAAACATTGAAGATATAGCATTTGTTGCAGCATGGAATGATGTGGATTTATTTAGAAAATTAGATTTAAATAGTAAAGGTGCAGGAGATGCTAATAATATTCTATTACCAATTCAATTTTCATTTACCACATTTGGAATTTCGGGTATAAAAACAGGTGATATGTTTAGAATCATTGATTTACCTAAACAATATACAACTTCGGTATTTCAAGTAGTAGAAGTATCACATGAATTATCAAATGGATTATGGCAAACATCGGTAGTTGGTAAAATGAGAAATACAGGAGGATAATGAGTATATTAGATTCATATAAACAATTAACTCAAAATAAATTATTTAGATTGAGAACGAATATTGAAACACATATTCCAAACCCTTCTGCAGAAGAATATAAACGTGGTTGGATAACTAGATATTTTATACAAAAAACTAATGATAAAACTTCACCTATATTTGAAGTAAATTCCCATCAGTTTTCAAAATCATTATCAAATGATTTATACACAACGGTTTCAATTCGTTGGAGAATCAGTGGTCCTAAAGAAACCATCTATGATTCGGTTGGTAATGTAAAAGAAAAGAGTGTTTCTGATTCAAATAGAATTGCAATTCAATTAGTATATGATAGAATTCCAAATTTAAAATTATATTTACCAAATCTTTTACAATTTTACAAATAATATATATTTATATAAAACAAAACAAGTTATATGAGCAGTTTCAAACATCTTACAAGAGAAGAAATTCAACAAATGACGTTCGATTGGCGTTATAGAGGTTGGACAGTATTACAATTACTTACTGAAGAGGAATGTGATGAAATCAACGATGAATTAGAAAAGTTGAGAGTAGAACGTTCTAAAACCACCAAAGAAGGTGGTGAAGAATGGGGAGAATGGGACCCATTTGCATATCCACATAAAATTTCACCAAAATTAGAAAAATTATTTGCACACCCTAAAGTATTAGAGGCTTGTGAATTCCTTATGGAAGGTGATGTTGTTGGATTACAGACATGGTCTTACTTTAAACCACCGGGACAATTGGGTAGAGATATGCATCAAAACGCATTCTACACCGGTTGTGGGCATAACGAAATTATCAACACTGCTCTTGCATTGGATAATCATGACAAACAAAATGGTGCGGTATGGAACTACGAAGGTTCACATCGTTTACCGGTATTACCTATCGAAGTGGATGAAGAACGAGCTCAAACTAATCCTAAGTTTTGGAGAAACGAAAGAGGTAAACCTTGTGTAATGCCAGAAGGACATGATTTCCGTAAAGTAGAAGGTTATTTACAAAAAGGACAAGTGGTATTATTACACTCACATTGTGTTCATGGTTCAGAACCAAATGATTCAAATCGTTTCCGTAGAAATTTCTTAGGTGGATATTTGAAAAAAGGTGCATACTTTAATCAAGGTGGTCATATGAAAAGAGAACCAATTGATATGTATGAATTAAGAAAACAACATTGGGGAGAATAGCCCATTGATATTGAATATATTATAACCCATTGAAAATCAATGGGTTATTTTTTGCTATAAAAAAAGTAAAAAATAATTCACTTTTTATTTGGATATATCGATTTTTCTTCGTATGTTAGCTTTGTAATAAGAGATAAACATTAAAAGATAAAAGATATGAAAATCAAAGAATTTTATTTAGAAGCCTTTCCAACTGATGAATTGGGTGTTGAAATTAATGAAAATGCTACCTTTATTGGGTTGTATCATGATTTACTTATAGGAGGTGACCCATATGAATATATCGGTGTTGGTGATTCCGTAATTAGAGAACGATTATTTGAAAAACTAGCAAATATAATTGATACTTCTTATGATTATGTTTATAATTTGTGGTTAAATCAATAAAACCCATAATATGGAACGAGTTAAATTAGAAAAGGTGGTATTGAGTATGAGTGAGATTAGAATGGCAACTCGTCCAAACATATATAAAAACAAAAAGAAATATAGTAGAAAACCTAAACACGCTAAAAATGAGTTATACAAAGTTTGATAGACACGCTAATATGAATGGTGAAATCCTAAGTGAACTAATGGATATTTTAAAAGATATTCGTTGGGAAACAAGTTTTCAACTTAATAATATGATTTACGGATTATTCGATGGTTATTTATATGATGAAATACTTTCAACTGCAAAATTGGAGGCATCATCGGAGAGTTATAAACGAATAAAAAAAGTTGTAAATATTGTAAAAAAATATCCTAAAATATTTGGATAATACAGATAAAAGTTGTATATTAGCTGTATAAGATTGAGAGATAATAAACCTTTAAAATATAAAATTATGAGCTTACCATTTAATGTTAATTCAGTTCTTGCTTCCGCTTCGTTAATCGAAGGTTACGATGTTATTAAAAACGCTTTTCCAGTTGAGGGTAAGTATGTAAAACGAGTTATTACATATATGGATGCAGTTTACAATGCATTAGATGAGGTTGCTGAAGATTATTCAGATTGGCCAGAAGACCAAGGGTTTGGTTCATCCGATATGACTTACGTTCGTAAATCATTTATAGATACTATGATTGATATTGCTAACCTTAGAGGTTATTATGAAACAAAGTTTGACCCTTATTTAAAAGTGGTTGAATATTCAGAGGCTGAGTATCACGAAACAATGTTGAGAAGAGAACAAGGATTATAATATTAAAACATAAATTATGAAAATTAAAAAGATAAACAAAGAGCAATTAGTTTCATTAAATATTTCTGATGAAAAATTATTAGATGAATATAAATTTTATCCAGAAAAGATTGTTAAAATACCATTTACCAATATAGTTTTATCACATACTATTGCAGGTTGGTCTATACCAAATAAATGTGGGTTATACTTCATTAGTTCAGATGAGATGGAAGGATATTCGGTAAAGAATGATACACTATATCGTAAACCATTTATCCATTTAACGTTTTCAAGTGGATATAGAGATGATATTCGTTTATACTTTGATACATTTCAAGAGGCGAACCAATGGGTTGAAACAACGTTAGGTAATATTAAACTAATTGAAATTAAGAAATAATGAAAGGATGGTATTGTATTTATGAATGTGCAAAAAACCAATGGTTATATGATGGAATTATGTGGGTAAATGATAGAGATTTACAACAGATGTCAATAGGAGCAAAACACGCAATCCAAGTTAATCAATCGTATAACTACAACCCCAATTTACCACAGATAGAAATTATAGATACTCAAACTACATCGGTATTATGTGAAGGTGGTAATACAATAGACCCACATCAAATAATGAAATTTGAAACAATGTTAGAAGCAGAAGAGTTTTTGATGAAAATGTTTACATCTACTTATGGAAGTTTTTTTTCAATACGAAAAATATATTTTTAAAATAAATTAGGTAATCTCACAAATAATTCGTATCTTTGTAAAATGATTATAGTAGAATCTCAAAAAGAGATAGGTGATTTTTTAAACCAATGGGAAAGTAAATCCTCATTGGTTATTCCTATTTGGGCCGATTTGGAATGTCATCCTATGAATACTCATTTGGCGTTCTTATATGTGAGATTTACCGAAGGAACTTATATTATTCCATTTGATCACAACGATTGTGAAAAAATCCAAATTGATTTATCTAAATCTACCCAACAAAAATGGATATGGAATAAGAAAGGTATTTTACAAACTCCAATCAATTTACAAAACATTTACGATATACAAAGTCAATCGTTCTTCATTCATAATAAACTAATCGATTTAAACACCCAATTAGAACCCATAACGAACTTCTATACTCGTTTGGGATTACGTGATGGATTAGGTAAATCAATCCCTATAATGAAGTGGATTGAGGTTTTAAATGGTATTACGGATGGATGGTCATTTTTACCATTAAATGAGAAAAGTGGTAAAATTGAGTGGATTGATGATACGATGATTCCTATCCTTTCAGAGATCGAGAAATTGGGCATCCACGTCGACACCGAAAAATTTTTTGATAGATGGCCACATAATTCCAAACACTTACATAATGCTATCATTTGGAGTGAATATAACCCCTATACCCTTACCTCACGTCCCTCAAACCGACACGGAGGTATAAACTTTGGTGCGTTGAATAAAAAGGATGGATCGAGAGAAGTATTCATTCCAAGAGAGGGAACAATATTTTTACAATTCGATTATGATGCATACCACGTTCGTATTATTGGTAAGTTGATTGGATACGATTTACCGACAACCTCCGTTCACCAATGGTTAGCAGACCAATATGGATGTCCGTATGATGAATCTAAAGGAAGAACATTCCGAATTCTTTATGGTGGGGTAAGTGATGAAGATAAACAAATTCCATTTTTTAAGGAAGTTGATGATTTCATCCAACGGGTCTATTCCGAATCCCAACAAAGAGGATACATCCTAACCCCAAAGGGAAGGAAAATACCTCTCCATTGGATTGAAGGAGAAAATCCTCAAAAGGTATTTAACTACTTATTACAAGCAACGGAAACGGAGTTTAATATGGAGGTCTTAAAAAGATTAAAGGAAGGAAATCATCCACTACCTATATTATATACCTACGACTCCTTTTTATTTGAATACCATTTAAGTTGGGACACTGAACCGGCTAAGGGGATTAAGTCCGTTCTCGAAAGTTTTGGATTTCCAATAAAAGCGAGTTGGGGAACGGATTACTCAAAAGTTTAATATTTATATACTAAGACACTTTAGTATATTATGAAAAAATTTTTTACATTAAATTTATTATTATTTTTTGCTCTAATTTCATTTGGGCAAGATATTGTAGTTTTAAAACACCAAAATTACACCTCACATTTCAGTAAATCAAAAAAATATCCGGTAATGGTTCAATGGGAAACAACTACTGCAATGGTAGGATGTCCGACTCCGTTAAAAAGAAAGGATAATTTTAAACCCGACCCACAATTACCAAACGAAACCAATATTGGAGCGGATTATGTGAAAAGTGGATATGATAGAGGACACGTAATGCCAGCCGCAGATAATTTATGTCAAACTCCAATAATACAAGATGAATGTTTTTATTTTTCAAATATGATTCCACAAACCCATCGATTAAACGCAGGGGATTGGAAATCATTGGAAACAGCAACTCGTAATTGGGCATTGATAAGTGCAAAGGTAAGAGTATGGAGTGGTGCAGTGGGAGAACAAAAGAAGATAGGTTCAATATCAGTTCCGACACAATGTTGGAAAGTAGTAGAAATAGCAGGTAAAAAAACTGCGTATTTATTCAATAATGATTTATCAAATCCAGATGGGTTTGCTAACAACGAAGTTCCATTAGCACAAATCGAAAAACTAACAGGGTTTAAGTTCAAATAAGATAATGAAAGATTGGGGAGAATTTCTTAAAGATAATTATGATGGTAGAAAACCTCTTAGTGAAGTCACTAGAGATTATTACCTTTATATGCAACAAGAAGAAGTTCCTCAATTACCCGATTATGGATTTCTTTTAAGTTTTTACAATTATGTAAAGAGTGGGGGTAGTTTAGAACAAACTACTCCCATTCAACCATTGGAAGGGTTCTTATTGTTAGAAACTGGTGAATTCTTATTACAAGAAACTGGGGATAAAATATATTTATAGATTATGGCAGATAAACGAATATCAGATTTAAATTTACACACATCACTTGAACTAAGTGATTCATTACCTATTATCAATAACAATGAAACCAAAAAAACTACATATGGTTCGTTGTATTATGGTATTAGAGATGGCCTTGCAACTACCGGTTCAAACACATTCAACGGAAATGAAACTATAAGTGGTTCATTGTATATGAGTGGTTCTATCATAGACCCATCATCGATTACATTTAATTCAGCATCAGTCCCAACTATATTAAGAGATTATACCTTAGCAGCAAATACAACTGATAAAACTTTGGATTTGAGATTGGGTAATAACGCAACTCTACAAATAGGACAAGAGATGTATTATCCACCAATTGTAAATAAAAGTGGAGTGGATTTAAATGATGGTGATTTGGTAATGGTAAACCCGGCTGGAATAGCACAGGGTAATCGAATATCGATTGTAAAAGCAATTAGTGATGGAACATACCCTGCGGATTATATAATTGGTATTCTGACAGAGAATGTTGCACATAATGCAGAAGGATTTGCTACATGGTTTGGATATGTTAGAAATATCAGTAAATCACACTTAGTTCCGGTAGGTGAAACGTGGGTAGAAGGTGATATATTGTATCCAAATCCAAATATTCCTGGTAAATTAACAAATATATTACCAATTGCTCCAGCGTTAAAATCTACAATAGCAGCAATTACTGCTGTAAATGGGGATAATATAACTTTATTAGTTAGACCTCAATTAAGAGGTAATCTAAAGACATTGCATGATATCGATACCACTACTGCAACATCAGGTAGTATTTTGTATAATAGTGGTTTGGTTTGGAAAAATACGGAAAACGTAAAGATACAAAATGGATACACTATATTATCACAAGTATCTGCATCATATAATTACGAAAATGATACAGTAGCTGGATTAGCAGGAGTTCCATTGGGTGGATTATATCACACATCGGGTTCTATAAAAATTAGGTTAGTATAAATTTGGATATATCAAATATTATTCGTATATTTGTAATATCATAAAAAAGTAAATAAATGCAACAAGAGAATTTTATTTCACAACTATTAAACGAACTTTCATATAGATGTAATGAAGGCTATCCAATTTTGTCTAAATCGGAACACATTCAGATTATTTCAGAAATTTTAGTTGAATGGGGATTGGGTGATATTAAGAATGAATTGATTCAAAATTTAACGGAAGGCCCGAACGATACTGAAGGACCTGATAGTAAATTTACTCACTTAGGTGCAGGTGTATATGTGAAGAAGGGTGATGAAGAAAAAGAAAACGCTCAGAAATATAATAAAGATGATAATGGAACGATGAGACCATTATCTGCAGATGAATACGAAAAAATAAAAGCAAAACAAGGTGAAGAAGGTGAAACTGCCGCTCAACCTAAAAACGCTCAAACTTCTGCACAAAGTAATGGTGGTGAAGATGGTGGTGCACCCCAAGTCCCACCTGTAAATATTTTCACTGGTGCTGATAATAAATCTACCGAAGAACGATATAAGAAAGAGGCTGAAGCAGCAAAAGATACTCCAATCTCATTAAATTCGGATGAACCTAAATACGATAAACAATCTTCGGTTGTTTTGAAACGTGTAAAGGAACAAATTGAAAAAAATAAAACCACATTATCATCAGATCAATACGATGTTGCTAATAAATGTTATGATTTAACTCAAAAATTATTTGATGAATCTATTTCAGATGATGTAAAAATTGAGTTAGCTGATAAAATTAAAACTGAATACAAAATTACTACTAACGCAAGTGGTAGTAAGTATTATATTAACGTATTAGGTGGGAAACGTAAAGTATTTGGAGATGGAACTAAATCAACCGAATTTTTAGTTAATCAACTATTAAAATATACACAATTAGACCAAGTAGATTTTTCAGGTATTAAGAAAAATTTAACTGCAGCAGCTAAACCCGATTTAGGTAAAGAATTTGAAATCAAGCCAAAAGATGATGATAGAGTGAAGGCTTTATTCCAATCATCTCCGGTGTTGTCAAGAATTAGAGAAGGTCAACATGGTATATTTGCACCAAAAGATGAAAATGGTAAAATATTATATCCATCTAAAACTTATACTAAGGAATACCTACAACAATCATTTGATAATCCTGCATTAAATAAAACTATTGAATTAGCAAAAGAATATCTTTCTAAAGGTAATTTATCTGCAGAATACATTGATGCGTTAGAAAATCATAAAAAACGTTTAAGTGGAATGTTGGAAAATTATAAAGCTCCAAGTGAAGATTTGGCTAATTCAATCGCGGATTCATATAACGATTTAATGGTTGACTTGAACAATGCAGATTCTGAAGCAGCTTCGGCAGTAATGAAACAACTTGCAGAGAATCGTTTATATGAAGAATCACTTGCAAGAGGTGAAGAAGTTTATTTACCATCAAATGGTTCATTCCCTGGTGGTGATATTATTAGAGTAGGTGGTGATAATGATATTGAAACTGTCTCATTGGTAAGTTGTAAATTTGGTAAAGAAGGTAGAATCTACGGATGTCCTGCAAATATGAAAGCCATAACTCAATTACATCCCGATGAATCAAAAAGAGATACATTTGGACAATATGTAGGTGAAAAGGGTTATACCTTAATGGTTAAGGATGAGTTGATTAAAGGTGAAACATCCGAAGAAACTCAAAATAAAATAAAAGATGTTTTATCCAAATCATTAAACACTCAAGCATTATCAGATTTATTTACAGATGAAGAAATGGATTCGGTAAGTAAGATATGTAGTGAATACTTTACTAAGTTAGAACAAACTCGTACTAAATTGGAAAGTGAATTAGGTAATGTTAATGCAGATGCCTTTTGGGGAGAGTTCCAAAAAGAATTAGGTAAATTCAAAAAAGAATACCAAATATCAATTCAGAAAATTGTAACTACTGATAAGTTAGAAAAATTAATTGGTAAAAACAATGTTCCTAACTTCAAAACAAGATTAAGTCCTGATGTGTTTTTATCGGCAGTATTATTAACTGAAAATATTCGTAGTTCGATGGGATATGGATTATCTCATAACAAACAATATTATGATGAAAACGGACAACCACATTCAAAAACTGATGTTGGAACTGATATACCAGATGATTATTCATTAACTATCCGTAACGAAAGAACTGCAGGTAGAAATGGTGGAGGTATTCAGATGTCATTTACAGGTGATGGTGAACGTCCTACTGGAGAGATTTTACCTTAAAATCATACTTTCGTTTCAAAAAAACATACTTATAGTCAAACCAATATAATGGAGGAGAGACTATATGCAAACACAATTATTGTGTTCCTTTACAACAAAGGATGAATTACAAAATGTATTACAGAATATTAAACAAACATATAAAATAGTTTATAACTATATCTACGTCTTACAAAATAAAAGTAATTTAGAAGAATTATTTATTACTTATAATATTGATACTCAATTCAAACCATCACATCCACTAAATGATACGATTTTGGTTCATAGAAAAAAACAATCAAATACTCTATATACAATTAATGCACTTAACGAATTGGTTAAAGAATTAAATGGAGGAGTTGCTGATAAGAATTTTACTATTGATTGGGATAATTACAAAAATTGTATCATCGTAACGAATACCGAAGGAACTAAGAAAATCAGTACAAGAATATTTGAAGTTATTGAATTAACCCAAAACTAATCAATTAAATACCAATATATTATAACCCATTGAAATCCAATGGGTTATTTTTTTGTCTAAAAATAATGGATAAAATGTTTGGAAAATCGGAAAAAAGGTTGTATATTAGCTGTATAAAATAAGAGATAAACTTTAAACCCCATAAAAATGATAGATTTTAGTAGAGTTCCCGCTGGCCAAATGATGGATGTGACAGTTTCATTGGGTAATGCAACTAAAACGAAACGATTAAAGTTGTGTAAATTAAATACACGTACCATTCTTTTTATTGAAGTAGATAAAACACTTCGAATAAATACCTTTTATAAATTCCCAGTCAAAGAAGCTAGTAGATTTTTAGATAAGTTAGACCCACCTGTCTTAGAATTCAAAAATGGTGTTATGCCAGAAAAGTGGGAATCTGCTTGGGATTCAATTGGAACACGTCCTTCAGTTGCTTGGACACCTAAACCAACTTACAATTATGGTGGTTCAGCCCATTTTAGAACTTAAAAAATAAGTGAAAAATAATTTGGAATTGTAAAATATTTTTTGTATATTTGAATATAAGATTGAGAAAAATGATAAAGACAAAACAAAACAGAGGTATTGAGATTGATTTAACCGGTTCACAAGGAAACGCTTTTTTCTTATTAGGAACTGCAGTGAATTTGGCAAGACAATTGGGATTAAATGCTGAACAGATTTGTGAAGAAATGAAAGCCAAAGATTATGAACATTTGGTTAATACATTTGATAAACATTTTGGAAATATCGTAACCCTTTATAGATAATGCAATGTGTGAGAATATTGGACATTTAGGAACGGACAGACATGGTAAGGAATACGATTGTGGTTCTATGTATAATTGTTGTGATTGTGGAACTCGTAATCAACGGGGTTGTGGTTGTTCAGGGTGTTTCAGTTGTAATGCATGTAAAGAATGTATTAATGAAGAATAATATGGTAACCCTTTATAGATAAGATTATGAGCACATTTGATGGTAAGATTTTTTGGAGAGAAGATTTTGATGGTGAATCAGCACAAGGTGGTATTTTTACTCGTTCGGTAGATTTGAAAAAGTTTATGGAATTAGTTGAAGCTAATGAAAATGATAATAGTGGTGAAGTTATTGGTTTACGTTTTGATGAAAATAATTTAGAATTAATTGTTAAACGATAAAATATAAAAGTATGAATTACGAAGAATTGAGAAATCAATACAAACAAAAGGCAATTCAATTTGCTAAAGATTGGAATGTAGAAGTATCAAACCATAATGTAGATATTATGATTTCCATTATGCAACAAAGAGATGGTATTATGACCGGTGGTGGATTTGTAGATGCGGTATGTAAGAACAACTTAGTTGAGGCGGTTTGTAGAGCAGATGGAGATAATCTTAGAGTTATTAAATTGTTAGCATTAACTTATTCTAATTGTCACCTTTAATAGTATGAAAGAATCATTAAAATTATATATTGGTATTGTAGTAATATTTGCTGGAATGATAGGATTGATTCGATATGTTGTCAGTAAAGCAAATGAAAAATATGATAACGCAACGTTTCGAATTGAGAGTGGTAATGATAAAATTTATTACGCAAATACATTTAGAATGTATGGTAAAGGAATTACGTTTGATTCCGTTGATGGTAAGAAGGTCATCTTAACCGGTGATATAGATATTGAATATATTAACAAAGAAAAATAAAACATAAAATTATGGCAAATATTGACATTGATATTGATGATATTCTATGGGGAATGTCTGATAGGGAAAAACAAGAATTAGTAGATGACCTATATGAAGATGGTTATATCGCTAAAAAAGATGATGATGCTAAAAGCACTGATGATGAATGGAACGAAGAAGTTCATAAACTATTCAACAGCAAATGGAGATTATCCAAAGAAGATGAAGAAACAATTTTAAACATAACCAAAAAAATTATAGCATAATGGGATTAGATAGTTATTTGTATAAGAAAACTTATATTAGAACCGAAGATTTTTATAACGAGGAATTTCGTAATGAGGTAATCGTTAAAACGGGTGGTGAGATTGATACAAAAATCAAACCAGAACGTATTAGATATATCGTTGAAGAAGTTGGGTATTGGAGAAAGGCTAATCAAATCCATCGTTGGTTTGTGGAGAATGTTCAAAACGGAATCGATGAATGTCAGAGTTCATATGTAAGTAGAGAAAGATTAGAAGAGTTGTTAGAACTTTGTAAACAGGTTAGAGATGATAATTCAAAGGCTGATGAATTATTACCAACAACAAGTGGATTCTTCTTTGGTGGAACTGAATATGATGAGTGGTATTTTAACGATATTAATCATACTATTGAAATCATCGAAGAGTGTTTAGAAGATGCTAGTGCTGATGAATTCGAATATAATGCAAGTTGGTAATATATGAAAATAATTTATCTAGCTCAGACAATTGAATTGATTGGTAGTAAAAACCCACAATTTGCATCCCAATTAATCGAATCTGGTACCATCAAATATTTGGGTGAAACTCCCTACTTAGTAATTGAAGAGGATAGTGAATAATATTATCCTCTTTATTTGGTAATATCAAAATAATTTCGTATCTTTGTAAAACAAAATAAATCAACTATAAACCAATGAGTGCAATTTTAAAAGAAACCCAAAATTTCAACGTAGTAAATTTCAATGATTTACAATTTAAACCACATCCGATGGGATTTGGTAAACAGGCAGTAGTTCAATTTTCAAATGGATATGGTGCTAGTGTAGTACAAGGACCTTATACCTATGGAGCTGATGCTGGGTTATACGAATTAGCTGTGTTTGGTAAAGATGGTTATATTACTTATGATACACCGATTACCGATGATGTAGTTGGTAGTATTACCGAAGATGAAGTATCCGAAATCTTAGAAAAAATTCAAAACTTATAATATATGTCAAACGAAAGACGAGTAATTAAAGAAACTCCCAAAACAAACTTACAAATGAATATTCTCCCAAAGGAGGATGAAATTCGTGCAATTCAATATGATAATCCAGAAGTGGTAAAGCAAATCGAAGAACAATATCCTGAAACAACGGATGAGTTTAAGAGAATTATGTTTACCCAATATGAGTTATTTTGTATGAAACAATCTAATTATGGACCGGGTAATATTTCGGTAGGAACTTCATTAGAAACCGAAGATGATGTTAAATTATCCCTAACCGGTCTATGGTTCAGAATTAACGATAAGGTTCAGAGATTGAAACAATTGGTGGTTTTGGGTAATAAAGACAACGTAGGAGAACCGATTGATGACACCTTTATGGATTTATCAGTATATGGGATTATCGCCCAAATCGTAAAAAATGGAAAATGGGCTAAATAAAGGTAATATGAAAAAGCAAGAAATTTTAGAAGCAGTAATTGAAAAAGAAGACAAGTATTTTGATTTAGTTGCATACGCAAGAAAATCACCTGAATTGTATGAAACCAATCCAAAGGTAAAGGAAGTGGTGGATAAAATTATGGAATCATATCCATCTGAAGTTGCAGAATTACAAGGTGAAAATAGTGATTGGACACATGGTTTTAATTCAGGTATGTTAGCAGGAATGAGGTATGTTCTTACTTTATTTAGTCAAGATAAAGAAACAGCCGAAGAAGAGTTTCCATTTTTAGATACATAATTGATTGATAATCAATAGTAAAAAATATTAAAAATAATCCGTTTTTTATTTGGAAATTCGGATTATTTGTTGTATATTTGAATATACGATTGAGAGATATTAAACTTTAAAACATAAAACAAATGACAATTACTAAAAACCAAGTTTTAGAATATTTAAAATTAAATGAACCAAGTGTATATTATTTATGGTTATCACAAGAAGATTTAGCTAAAAATATAGAATTACGAGATTTAGGTAAATTATTTGCAGACCCAAACGAGCATATACAATGTGATTGGATTAATGAAAATACAAATTTAAATGTAGTTAAACGAAACGATTTCAACTCAGATTCAAACGCATCTGGTTATGATTTAATTACAACTGATAATTTACTAAAAATACAATCTAAATTACGAGCAAATACATTACATTTAGAACAAACTCGCAGAAAATCACAAAAAAATGAATTTAGTTCAGACACCGGTCATGTAAGATATTCTGCAGGAGAAGCAGATGTGTATGTTTTTTCAAAACCAAACATCGATGACTATTTGAATATAAAAAAATGGGAATATATTGCTATACCTGAATCTGCTTTGATAGATCCAAAAAATCCAAAATATTTACTTCCGCGAGTTCCTAAAAAAATATGGAAAAACTATGTTGGTATTGCTAAAGAAACATTGAATAACGAATATTTAAATAAAATACAATCCAATAATGAATAATATAAATAAATATTTAATAGGTGATAATTTGGAAGTTTTAAATAATATAGATTTACAATTCGATTTTTGTTACATAGACCCTCCATATAATACTGGTAGAAATTTTGGTGATTTTACCGATACATTTACAAATATTGATGAATTTATTAATTTTTTAGAACCAAGATTACGTCTTATTTATGATAAATTAACTGCTGAAGGTAATTTAGTAGTTCATATAGATTCAAACGCGGTTCATTATGTTAAAGTTTTATTGGATAATATATTTGGAATCTCCAATTTTAGAAATGAATTGATATGGATAACTGGAAACCAAAAAGCTGTAAAATCTAAATTGATGAGACAGCATGATACTATTTTAGTATATTCTAAAAATAAATCAAAAGCTATTTTCAACCAAATATTTACACCTTATACCGATGAATATTTATCCCGAATGAAATCGGATTACCGCGGGTTATATACTACTTCTGCAGCAAAAAATTCACAACCAGATGTGATAGCTAGACCTAATTTGCGTTATGAGTGGAATGGTCATAATTTTCAATGGTGGGTTTCTAAAGAAAAAATGCAATTACTTCATGATGATGATAGGCTTGAGTATAATAAAACTGGAATTCCTAGAATTAAGCGATATGTGAATGAAAGTAGTGGAATTCCATTAAGAGATGTTTGGAGTGATATTAATAGCTTACAAGGAAACGAAAAACTTGGATATGCTACACAGAAACCAGTTGAATTATTGGAGCGATTTGTAAAATTATACTCAAATGAAAATTCAAATTGTTTAGATATATTTGCAGGAAGTGGTTCTTTCGGTAGAGCATGTATTAATACTAACAGAAATTATTTATTGATAGATATAAACCAATCGGGTAAAGAATTATTTGATTCTAATAATAATAATATTTATAAATTCATAAAATAAATTAGGTTATATCAAAATTTATTCGTATCTTTGTATAGTAAAAAAAGTTGATAATTTATTAAAAAACTTTATACGAAAATCGGTAAATCGTATATTTATATTTACACACCGCGAGTAGGAAAGACTCGTAAATAAAACCATAAAACAAATTAATTAATTAACCCGTAACTATCTGATTATCAATCAGTTAGCTACAACTTAAAACTTTAAACAAGATGGCATTAGACATTAACGCAATCAGAGGTAGACTGAACAAACTACAAAACACACAAAAGAAATCGGATGCATTATGGAAACCAACTCCTGGCAAACATCAAGTCCGAATCGTTCCTTACAAGTTCAACAAAGATAATCCATTTATCGAACTTTATTTCCATTACAACGTAAATAACAAAACTTATCTTTCACCAATTTCATTTGGAAGACCAGACCCTATCGTAGAGTTTGCTGACAAATTGAAACGTATGGGTGATAAGGAAGATTGGAAAGCAGCTAAGGCAATGGAGCCTAAGTTAAGAACCTTTGTTCCTGTAATCGTAAGAGGTGAAGAAGGTGAAGGTATTCGTTTTTGGGGATTTGGTAAGACAGTTTATCAAGAAATCTTAGGATACATCGCAGATCCTGATTATGGTGACATTACTGACCCAATCGAAGGTAGAGATTTAACGGTTGAATATGTATCCGCAGAAGATGCAGGAACATCTTATCCAACAACTACATTAAGAGTTAAACCAAACCAAACACCAATTTCTGAAGATTCTACAAGAGCAACTGATTTTATTGAAAATCAAACTGCAATTACTGAATTGTATCAAGAATTATCTTATGATGAATTGAAAGGTGTATTGGAAAGTTGGTTAAATCCATCTGCAACAGGTGAAACTCAATCTGAATCAAAATCAGTTAGTCAAGAAGCAATTGCACCAAAACAATCTCAACCATCAGTTGATTTAGGTGGTTCAGTTGAAACTCCATCTGCTCCGGCAGTATCGCAAACTACATCTGATGTTGAAGCAGCATTTGATGATTTATTTAACTCATAATTAAAACCATTTTATGGCAAAGAAAGAAGAATTGGATTTAGCCGATATCCTAGCGGGTGAGCTAAATAAACAATCGAAAGACCAAAAGGTAGCATTCTTTTTGGATGATGATTCAACCCCTACAAACGTTGAGGGTTGGGTTTCAACCGGATGTGCAATGTTAGATGTAGCGATTTCAAATCGTCCTTATGGTGGTTTGCCAGTAGGTAGAATTGTTGAAGTTACGGGATTAGAACAAAGTGGTAAATCATTACTATCAGCTCACTTACTTGCGGAAACGCAGAAACAAGGTGGAGTTGCAGTATTGATTGATACGGAAACTGCAGTAAGTAGAGAATTTTTAGAAGCAATCGGTGTGGATGTGAAAAAATTACTTTATGTATCAGCAGATTCAGTTGAACAAATCTTTGACTTTACCGAAACAATCATTGAGAAAGTTAGACAAACGGATAAGAATCGTTTGGTGACAATCGTAACCGATTCAGTTGCAGCCGCATCAACAAAAACGGAGTTAGCAGCAGATTATGGTAAAGATGGTTATGCTACCGATAAAGCAATCATCATTTCGAAAGCGATGAGAAAAATTACTAATATGATTGGAAGACAAAAAATCTTATTAGTATATACCAACCAATTACGTCAAAAGATGAACGCAATGCCGTTCGGTGACCCATGGACAACATCTGGAGGTAAAGCCTTAGCATTCCACGCATCGGTAAGATTGCGTTTGAAAGGAATGGGACAGATTAAAGTTAAGACAGGTGGTCAAGACAGAATCGTTGGTATGAAAGTTAGAGCACAAGTTGTTAAAAACAGAATGGGCCCACCATTGAGAGCAGCAGATTTTGATATTTTCTTCGATAGAGGTATTGATAATTATGGTTCATGGTTGACAGTGATGAAAGACAATAAGATTGTAAAACAATCAGGTGCATGGTATGAATATACCGATACGGATACTGGTGAAGTTATTAAATTCCAATCGAAAGATTTTGTTGATTTAATGACAAATAGAGATGATGTTAGAGAACAAATCTACAAAAAGATTTGTGAAGAAACCATCTTACAATACAAATCTGATACATACGATGTTGAAGATATGGAAATAGAAACATCAGGTCCTGGTATGGATGATTAAAACAAATTAAATGAAAGAACTATATAAAAATATTTTGAATTCGGTTGAACAAGAACGCAACCAAAATATCGATAAACATAAGAACTCACGGGTTCTTATTATCGATGGATTGAACACATTTATCCGATGCTGGTCATCCATTCCTACAATGAATGATGATGGTGACCACGTTGCAGGAGTAACTGGTGTTTTGAAATCAATTGGTTACGCAATCAGACAAACTCAACCGACAAGATGTATTATTGTGTTCGATGGTAAGGGTGGTTCGCAAGAACGAAAGAAAAAGTTTAGTGGATATAAGGCAGATAGAGATAAGAACAAACTCCGAATCAATCGGCAGTATGCTGATTTTATGACAGAAGAAGATGAAAGAGAATCAATGAAACGCCAATTCGTTTGGTTGAATGAGATTCTTAATCATTTACCGGTTACAACTATGATTTATGACGGAGTTGAAGCTGATGATGTTATGGCTTATATCGCTACTCAACTTCTAAAAGAAGACGAACAGGCGGTAGTTATGTCAACTGATAAGGATTTCCTACAATTAGTTGATGATAAGACTATCGTCTGGTCACCCACCAAAAAGAAAATTTACAATAGAAAAGCAATTAAGGAAGAATTTGGTATTGAATCTAAAAACCTACTCCTATATCGTGTATTAGATGGTGATAAATCAGATAATATTCCCGGAGTATATGGATGTGGTATTAAAACCCTTGTAAAGAGGTTTCCCGAGATGACTGAGGATGTTAAATTATCAGTAGATGATTTGTTTAGACTATCCGAAGAAAAGAAGTTAGAATCGAAAGGTAAGATTAAATTGTATAATGATATACTTGAAGCAAAACCACAGATTCTAATGAATAGGGAATTGATGCAATTAGCAGACCCCGATATTAGTGGTAGTATTAAAATGAATATTTTAGATAGATTCGGTGAACCTATAAAACCCTTAAATAAAATTGATTTTCTTAAAATTCTTTTGAAATACAAAGTTGTCAATGCATTTGGTGATATAAATGATTGGTTAAAAATCACATTTGGAAATATCATCACAGATTAAAATTTGGAATTACCAAATTAATTTCGTATCTTTATACGAACAATAAAAAAGTTATAGAATAAATGCAAGAAGTAGATACTTTATCGAAATACGGACAATCATTCCAAAGTAAAGTTTTATCTGCTCTGATTACAGATGCTAAATTTTTAGATACAGTCGCTGAAATCACTACTCAAAAATTCTTTGAAAGTGAAGCAAATAAGTGGATTGTATCTGAAATTTTAGATTATCATTCAGAGTATAGAAAAGCACCCACATTGGATGTATTCAAAGTTCAATTATCAAAGGTTGATAATGATATTTTGAAGAAAACGGTTGTTGATCAATTAAAACATATATGGACACAAGTTGGTAATGCAGATTTAGAATACATCAAAAGTGAATTCGCCGATTTCTGTATTAACCAAAACTTAAAAGGAGTAATCTTACAATCAGTTGATTTATTAAAGGCAGGTTCTTATGATAAAATCAAAGATTTGGTAGATAAGGCTTTGAAAGTTGGGGTTGAAAACAATTTGGGTCACGATTATATTTTAGATTTTGATGAACGTTCTGTTGATGTAAAGAGAGATACTGTCCCAACTGATTGGGCTCCGGTTACCGAACTTATGGATGGTGGATTAGGACCGGGTGAGTTAGGAGTGGTTGTTGCACCATCGGGTGTTGGTAAGACTTGGATTTTAACTGCATTAGGTGCATCCGCAGTAAAACGTGGATTGAGTGTAGTTCATTATACAATGGAATTATCAGAACATTATGTAGGTGCGAGATACGATACTGTCTTTACTCACATTCCATCGGCAGATTTGAAAGAAAGAACCGAAGAAGTTAAACATAAAATTGGTTCATTGAAAGGTCAATTACTTATTAAGTATTATCCACCAAAAGGTGTGACGGTGAAGAAATTACAAGCACACATTGAGAAGATGGTTTCATTAGGTAATAAACCCGATTTGATTATTGTAGATTATGCAGATTTACTTCTTTCCCATTCATCCAAAAATGATTCAACATATGCAGAACAAGGTGGTGTGTATATTGATTTAAGAGGTATGGGTGGTGAATTAGGAATACCTATCTGGACTGCATCACAAACCAATCGTTCAGCAATTGATAGTGAGGTTATTGAAGCAGATAAGATTGCTGATTCATATGCAAAGGTAATGAACGCAGATTTCATTATGAGTTGGAGTAGAAAATCCAAAGATAAATTGAATAACACTGCACGTTGTCACATTATGAAAAACAGATTCGGACAAGATGGTATTACATTCCCTTGTAAGATGGATACTAATACGGGATTCATTGAAGTTTATGAAGGAAATACTCCAGATGGAATTTTAGCACAAAAAGAATCGGCATCAGGTCAATTAGTTCAAAAACAATTACTACATAAAAAATATGTAGAGAATATGGGGTAATGATAAACTATAACTCTTTTAACAAATTCGTAGAATATGACCAATTAGATTTGGATTATTTTAAGGTCACTCAAAATGTTTTCAGTATAACGGATGTAGATTCTGCTTTAGAAATTATATTCCAATATCACCGAAAACGTGGGTTTCCTCATTATAATATTCCAAAACATAAAAGATTGGATGTATTAAGTGGATTACGAAAATTTGATGAACAAACTTTACTGAAAGATGGAAAAATAGATCAAACAATGCATGGATTATCACTCGCATGGACTTATTTTCCTCATTGGGTAGAGGTTGAGTGTGGTAATAATAAAATGAAACCAATTGAATATTGGGAGGATGATTCCAAATTAAAGGAAATTATTCGTAAAACGTGGGATTGGCAGATTAAACATGGTAATGGTTCATTCACTTTAAATCGGTTAAGACAAAACTTTAAGATTTATGGTGGTAATCAATCAGTATCTAATTTTAGACCATCAGCAGCAAAATATATTTACAATACCTACGGAAATGGTGGGGTAGTTTGGGATATGAGTTGTGGATGGGGTGGAAGGTTGATAGGATTCCTCTCCAGTAATTGTAAAAGGTATATTGGAACAGAACCCTCAACTAAAACATTTAATGGATTAGAGAGGTTGAATGCGGAGTTAAACGATGGTAAAGAAGTTCAACTGCATCAGTTGGGTTCTGAAATCTTCAAACCTGATGAAAATTCATTAGATTTATGTTTTACTTCACCTCCATATTTTGATACTGAAAAATATTCAGATGAAGAAACACAATCTTATAAAAAATATCCATCAGAATCCGAATGGACTAACGGGTTTTTAAAAGATACGGTTTCTAATTGTTTTGTAGGATTAAAACCCGGTGGTAAGATGTTGTTAAATATCGCAAATACTCCTAAATACAAGACAATAGAATCTGAAACTATACGAGTTTCTACTGAAGTTGGATTTAAACACATCGATACAATTTATCTGATACTTTCATCAGTTTCGGGTAAAGGTGAGAAATTAGAACCAATCTTTGTATTTCAAAAATAAAACCACTATATCAAAAAATTATTACACCTAAAATAAAAATTGAGTATAATGTAGAACAATGAAAAAGTAGAAAAAAAGTTTAAAAATTTAATTCTGTTTTTCAATATATACCATAGTTATACTCACCAACACAACAAAGTGTTGTAAACAAATGTTTAACTTAATAAAATAAATTTTATGGCAAATTCAAACGAATTATTCGAACAAATGAAAGAATTATTTTCACAATTCGAAACAGAACACAACGGAACAACAAAAGCAGCTAAATCAAGAGCAAGAAAAGCAATTGGTGAGTTGAAAAAATTAGTAACAGAATACAGAAAAGTATCAGTAGAAGAAGCAAAATAAATCAAGAGAGTTATATGAGCATACTATTCACAGAAAGAATACCTTTCAAACCATTCGAATTTCCAGTCTATTACACAGAGGGTTGGTTAAAACAAGCCCAAGCGTTTTGGTTGCATACCGAAATATCTATGCAGGGGGATGTTAAAGATTGGAACGAACACTTAACTAAATCCGAAAAACATTTAGTAGGTAATATTCTTTTGGGTTTTGCTCAAACCGAATGTGCCGTTTCTGATTATTGGACTGGTATGGTGACCAAATGGTTTCCAAAACACGAAATTAAACAAATGGCAATGATGTTTGGTTCTCAAGAAACTATTCATGCTACTGCATATTCTTATTTAAACGAAACTTTAGGATTGGATGATTTCTCTGCATTCTTGCACGAACCTGCAACTGCAGAGAAATTCAATCTCTTAACAAATACAACCGCAGATTGGACACCGGAAGATTTAAATACAAATCATCTTGCAAGAGTTGAGGTTGCTAGAAGTTTAGCAATATTCTCTGCATTCTCTGAAGGTGTATCACTTTATTCATCATTTGCAGTTCTTTACTCATTCCAAATGAGAAATCTTTTAAAGGGTATTGGACAACAAATGAAATGGTCTGTAAGAGATGAATCACTTCATAGTAAGATGGGATGTCAATTATTCAGACATATGTGTGAAGAATATCCTGAATTATTACAAGAGGCTAAAGATTCAATCTATACTGCAGCAAAGTTAATTATCCAATTAGAACACAATTTTATTGATAAAATGTTTGAGTTGGGTGATTTAGAAAATCTTAAAAAAGATGATTTAAAACACTTTATTATACAAAGAGTTAATGAAAAGTTAGCTGAATTAGGATATTCACCGGTTGCAGGTAGTGATGATTATTTCGAATACGATAAGACAAAAGCAGAAAATTTAGAGTGGTTTTATCACTTAACGGGTGGAACTACACACACCGATTTCTTCGCAGTTAGACCTACTGATTATTCAAAAGCAGGTGAAGGTGAAGATTGGGGTGATATTTTTTAAACAATAAAACAGGTTACAATGACGGAATTAGAATTTTCCACAGAACCAACAATAAATTCATTTGATATTTTAATTGATAATGTTATTGGATGGGCAGATGATAAAAACATCTTAAAAAAAGAAAACGCACCAAAACAGATGTTGAAGGTAATTGAGGAGTTAGGGGAAACCGCAGGTGCAATTGCAAAATCAAAAGAATTAGAGATTAAAGATGGTATTGGTGATACATTTGTAACACTAATCATTCTAGCTAAACAATTGGGTTTAGAACCTGCAGAATGTTTACAGGCTGCATGGGATGAAATTAAAGATAGAAAAGGAAAGACCGTTAATGGTGTTTTCGTAAAAGAAGAAAAATAAAATGGCAGTTAAAAACTACGGAGAAGAAATAGGTTGGGAATTAGATGTTGATTTTCCATCATGGGGTAATACGGAGATATATGTAAAAACCATATCAAAGGGATATTTACTACCCGGTGAAAAACCAAAAGATGCATATTGGAGAGTTGCTACAAAAGTTGCTCAAAGATTGAACAAACCACAATTAGCTACAAAGTTTTTTGATTACATTTGGAAAGGATGGTTAAATCTTGCAACACCGGTATTATCAAATACAGGTACTGATAGAGGTTTACCCATTTCTTGTTTTGGTATAGATGTTGCAGATTCAATCTTTGATATTGGTTCAAAGAACTTAGAATTAATGCTACTTGCTAAACATGGTGGTGGAGTTGGTATTGGTATCAACCAAATCAGACCTGCCGGAGCACCTATTACTGGTAATGGAACATCCGATGGAGTAGTTCCTTTTGCTAAAATATACGATTCTACTATTCTTGCAACTAATCAAGGTTCAGTAAGAAGAGGAGCAGCATCAGTAAACTTAAACATTGAACATAAGGATTTTGAAGAATGGTTGGAAATCAGAGAACCGAAAGGTGATGTGAATCGTCAATCACTTAATCTACATCAATGTGCAGTTATTGGTGATAAATTTATGAGAAAACTACAAGATGGTGATGAAACTGCTCGTAGAAAATGGGGTAAATTACTTCAGAAACGTAAAGCAACAGGTGAACCATATATTTTCTTCAAAGGAAACGTAAACAAACAAAACCCAGATTCATATAAACAAAATGGATTAAAGGTGTTTATGACAAATATATGTTCAGAAATTACTTTACATACTGATGAATCACACTCATTTGTGTGTTGTTTATCATCACTTAACCTTGCTAAATACGATGAGTGGAAAGATACTGATTTAGTATATACTGCAACATGGTTTTTAGATGGTGTTCTTTCTGAATTTATTCAAAAGGCAAAAGGATTAAGAGGATTTGAAAATTCAGTTCGTTCTGCAGAAAAAGGTAGAGCATTAGGTTTAGGTGTATTAGGTTGGCACACTTATTTACAGAAAAATGGTATTCCGTTTGAAGGAATGAGTGCACAATTTGAAACTCGTAAGATTTTTTCTCAATTAAAGATTGAATCTGAAAGAGCAAGTAGAGATATGGCAACTGAATATGGTGAACCATTATGGTGTAAAGATACTGGATTTAGAAATACCCACTTACGTGCAATCGCACCAACGGTTTCAAATTCGAAATTGAGTGGTGATGTATCTGCTGGTATCGAGCCATGGGCTGCAAACGTATTTACCGAACAAACATCAAAAGGAACTTTCATTCGTAGAAATGGTGAATTGGAAAAAGTATTACGAAAAGTTGGATTGAACACAAAAGAAGTATGGGATAAAATCCTTGCAGATGGTGGTTCTATTCAAGATATTAGTGAATTAGACCAATGGTGTTTCTTAGGTGGTAAAGTAGTTAAATGTGATGAAGTTTCAGTTGAAGATTCACCTAAAACATTTAGAGTAAAGGATGTATTCAAAACATTCAAAGAAATTAATCAATTAGATTTGGTAAGACAAGCAGGAATTAGACAACAATATATTGATCAATCAGTTTCTCTAAACTTAGCATTCCCTGCAACAGCAGAACCTAAGTGGATTAACCAAGTAACTATGGAAGCTTGGAAACAAGGTGTTAAAACCTTATATTATATGAGAACTGAATCGGTATTGAGAGGTGATATAGCAGCAAAAGCAATGGATCCTGAATGCTTATCTTGCGATGGATAAAATAAAAAAATAAGGAGAACAGAAAAATGATTGAAGTAAAAAAATTCTCAGCAGCATGGTGTGGTCCATGTAGAGTATTGGCACCTATTATGGAAAATGTTAAATCAAAATTTGATAATATTAAATTTGAAAACATTGATGTAGATTCACAATTTGAAATTGCATCTAAATATTCAATCCGTTCCGTTCCAACCGTTATTGTTGAAAAAGATGGAAAAGAGATTGGCAGATTTACAGGAGTTCAATCTGAAATGGCATATGTAAACGCATTAAATGAGTATAGCAAATAGACGTGGTGAAAATCATCCAAAAGCAAAACTTACAAACGAACAAGTTAGGATAATAAGAGAACTCTATTCAAAAGGGTTCTCTACTAACGTTATTGCCAGAAACTTCAAAGTTTCCGTATGGAATATTGAAGAAATAGTGAAACGAAGAACATGGACACATATTTAATTTGGAAATGTGAATTATTTTTCGTATATTTGTAAAATATAAAATAAATTAAAGGTTATGTATTTAGAATATTTTGATAAATTCTATGATATGGCTCCGTATCTTCATATTAATAAAGAAGAATGGAGTTATATTAAAAAAACATTTGATAGAGAAGATGTAAAAGAATCTCTAGCAAGAGTAGCAGCAACATATGAAATTCCATATGCAGATATATCCGAAGAGGATGCAAGAACTGAATACCTAAAACTCAAAGGGTTCAGATGGAATGAATTATTCACCGAAGGAGATTGGGTGCCAAGAAAGGCATCAGAATCTCGTTATCCAATTACATTTATTGCAACTGGGTTTCCATTCCATTCAAACAATAAAAAAATATAAGTGTTATTTACATTTTCTGTTAAATAATGATGTTTTTTGAAGAAATCCCAAGCTTTAGGTTCA